TTATAATAGTCTCCTTCTTTTCTATGGTCTAGGAACAGGAAAAAGTTGTGCTGCCATTGGTATCGCCGAAGAAACGCGAAGTTATATGAAACAAGTTGGTTTAGAAAAACGTATTTTGTTTGTAGCTTCTCCCAACGTTCGCGCCAATTTCAAAATGCAATTATTTGATGAACGAAATTTAGAGTCAAGAACCGATGTAAATGATAATAAAAATATATGGTCGATTGAATCCTGTGTTGGAAATTCTCTTTTGAGAGAAATCAATCCCACGAATTTAAAAGGTCTCACCAAAGAGGCAGTAAAAACACATATCAATGGAATTATAAATACATATTATGAGTTTATGGGATATGGTAAAATAGCGAATTATATTTCCGATGTAATGAATCAGGGCATCAGTCGTGGTATGACCCCAAAAGAGGTTTTACGTGTCCAAATACAAAATATAAAACGAGAATTCAATAATAGACTTATCATTATTGATGAAGTCCATAATATTCGATTGACGGATGATAATAATATTGAAAACAAAAAAACAGCGACTCTATTATTCAAAATTGCACAATATACAGATAATCTTCGGTTTCTCTTTTTATCTGCAACACCAATGTTCAATTCTTATAAAGAAATTATCTGGCTAACCAATTTAATGAATGTGAATGATAAACGTGGTGCAATTGAATTCAGTGATGTTTTTGAAAAAAATGGGAAATTCAAACAAGAAGGCATACGGGAAAATGGAACAATCATTGAAGATGGAGAACAACTTTTAATGAGAAAACTAACCGGATATATTTCTTATATTCGCGGTGAAAATCCATATGCATTTCCATTTCGAATTTATCCGTCTTTATTTGCAAAAGAATATACATTTTTGGAAAATACATATCCAACTATTCAAATGAATGGTGCGGTAATTGATGAACCACTGAAATATATTTCGGTCTATCTATCACATCTTCAAGAGAATCAATTGACAGCATATCAGTTCATTATAGAGAACCTTCGTAGAAAATCATATAGTTATTTTACAAAAAAAGGTTCTAAACGCGAAATGCCGAATTTTGAAAATATGGAATCTTTCGGTTATTCTATTTTACAACAACCTCTTCAATCGCTTAATATTATTTATCCAAATACTGAATTTGATAAAATAGCTTCACAATTATCTGGTTCTCCAGAATCCGCAGATGAAATATATTCTGGTGATCATAAAGAATTAATCGGTTCTTTAATCGGAAAAAGAGGTCTCACCAATATAATGACATCCAAAAAAGTAGAATCGCCAAATCCTATGCGATATAATTTTGAATACAAACCCGAAATATTGAAAAAATATGGCGCCATTTTTAAAAGAGAAAATCTCTATAAATATAGTGCAAAAATTTCCCGTATATGTGATATTATTATGAATTCCACGGGTGTTATTCTTATTTATTCGCAATTCATTGATGGTGGTATTTTACCTATGGCTCTTGCTTTGGAAGAAATGGGTTTCTCCAGATATGGAACACCTGCATATACAAAACCTCTTTTCAAAAATGCAGGAGTTGAACCAATGGATGCCATTCACTTGAAACCTCGTTCTCAGATGAGCGGTGATTTTCAGCAGGCAAAATATATTATGATTACAGGTGACAAAGATTTCTCACCTTCAAATGCAGCTGATGTAAAATATGCTACTAGTGAAGCAAATAAAAACGGTGAGAAAGTAAAAGTCATATTGATCTCGAGAACCGGTTCTGAAGGTATCGATTTTAAAAATATTCGACAAGTCCACGTATTGGAACCGTGGTTCAATATGAATCGTATAGAACAAATTATTGGTCGTGGTGTTAGAAATCTCAGTCATTGTAAATTGGATTTTCAAGAAAGAAATGTCGAAATTTATTTACATTCTACTCTTTTGGGTTCTCAAGAAGAATCCGCTGATTTATATTTGTATCGTTTTTCAATGAAAAAGGCAATTGAAATAGGTAAAATAACTAGATTAATGAAACAAATATCAGTGGACTGTATTTTGAATCAGACGCAACAGAATTTTACTGTGGAAAATATGGATACAAGAATAAATATCAATTTATCTAGCAAAAACAAAGAATCCGGAGAACAAATAAAAATCCTATATGAAGTTGGTGATCGCCAACATACCGAATTATGTGATTATATGGATTCTTGTCATTATGAATGTTCTCCTTCTTCTTCAGCAAATATTGACCAAAAGAATATTAGTAAAGATACATATATTGAATCATTTGTGAAAATCAATCAGCAAACTATTTTAGAAAAAATTCGGCGTATATTTTTAGAAAAATCGGTCTATACAAGAGACGAATTGATAAGAACAATTAATTTGATAAAACAATATCCAATTGAACAAATTTATTCGGTTCTCACTTATTTAATAAAAAATAAGAATGAATATTTAGTTGATCGATATGGAAGAATCGGTAATTTAATAAACAAAGACAAATTATATTTGTTTCAGCCGGTTGAAATCAATGATGAAACTGTTTCTATTTATGAAAGAACCGCCCCCATTGATTATAAACGTAAATCCTTTTTATTGGAATTACCAAAAACATTAAGAGAACCTGAAAAAATACAAGAATTAGAAGAAGGTTCTCTAAGAATTCGCGAAACAAAGAAATCAGAATATGAAAAAATTGTAGGCGAATTCAAGAAAAATATAGCGGACTTTGATCAAGAAAAGAATAGTGAAGAAAAAGTAAAAGCCAATGAAAGTTGGTATAAAAATTGTGGTCGTGTATTCAAAGAGTTAAACATAAAATATGCGATTCCGGAAAATTTCATTTATAAACACGTAGTTGAACATATGATAGATACTTTACCAATTAGCGAAAAATTAGTCTTATGCGACTATATTTTATCAAATAGTAGAGAACCTGTTGCAGATGCTTTAATAGAACCTATTATTCAACAATATTTTGAAAAACGCGTTTTGAAGAGACGATTAGATGATAGAATTGCCGTGGTTCTCGCAGATGACGTAAAATATAATATGTTTATAAAACCAGAAGTAGAAAATGAAACAGTCGAAAAATGGCAAGAAGTAGAACCTGCTGAAAAGGATCTTTTTATTAAGGATTCAGTAGAGGCTTTTTCTCGCGAATTTATTATTGAACGAAAAGATACTAAACTAAATACAATTATTGGGTTTATGATTATTTTCAAGGAAAAAATGGTATTCAAAATAAAAGTAATCAATAAAAAGAAGGGAAATAAGGGATCTTATTGTTTCAATGCAGGGAAAAATGATGTCATTAAATTATTGAATACTCTTTTGGATGATAAAGTATTTACATATAATACGGATAATACTGAAAATATCAATCAAAATGCCTTATGTTGTTTGTTCGAGGTTCTCGTAAGATATTATACAGAGACTCAAAAAGATGGTAAAATCTATTTTTTAACTCCAGAACAGACAATTATTAATGGTATTCCTGAATATTCAAGATAAAATTGATAATAATATAAGGGATATAAAATCTATCTATTATATTATTATTAGTATTATGGAATCAAAACAAAGAAAACCCAATAGAGAAGATTCGTCTAAAATATTTGGCGTTTATATAAAATCCGTTCTTACTATGAAACTTTTGTTATCTATTACCGAAATAGGTAAAAATTTGAAACAAAATTTAGAAAAGAAAATTATTTCAATGATTGAAGGACGTTGTATAAAAGAAGGTTTTATTAAACCAAAATCAGTAAGAATTATCAATTATTCCAGTGGAAATGTGGATTCGGAAAATATTGAATTTCATACTTCTTTTGAATGTTTTATCAGTCATCCAGTAGAAGGAATGATTATTGAATGCACTACAAAAAATATTACAAAAGCGGGTATTCACGCGGAAAAAGTGGATGAAGATGGTGTTGTTCCTCTTACTATTTTCGTTTCACGCGATCATAATTATAATAACCAATTTTTCAATACAATTAAAGAAAATATGACAATCAAAGTAAAAGTCATTGGTATTCGTTATGAATTGAATGATCCCTATATTTGTGTCATTGGGAAATTAGCATATGATAATGTCGTTGCAAAACCCAAACGTAAATTATCCATTTTGGGTGCTCCTACAGAAGATGAAGGAGAGGATTATGAAGAACTATAAGAAGTATAAAAAATAGTTTGAGAGAAAAATGATATAAAATATTTTGATAATAGTTTATATAATTATGAATATAAATTTAGAGATATTAAAATCAAAAATAGAAAATTTGGATAAAAATCATCATATTGAAATTTTGAAAATATTAAAGAAAAAATCCCAGATCAAATTGAATGAAAACCGAAATGGCGTTTTTATTAATTTGACCTATTTACCAAATGATGTTCTTATGGAAATTGTAGAATATATGAATTATGTGAATGATCAGGAAATTTTATTGAATCCTATTGAAAAACAAAAGGAGAGTTATAAAAACTCTTTTTTTTGATAAAACAAAAAATAAAGGAATTAAAGACGATCCGTTATTATACTGTAGTGAATAAAAATGTCATCCTCTTATCTAAATCAAATTTTTTATGATTATAATAAATTTGATACTAAAGAATCAATTCTATTATTAGAACCCTATATGTATACGGAATCAATTCCTTCTATTGAACCAATTCCGAATATGATTCCAATACCAATAATTTCCAAAAAAAATACTGAAAAAATAGTAAATGAAAACCAAGCAAAAAATCCAAAAAAAACAGAAGAAATTTCAGACCCATCTTTTTTTTGGTGTCTCTATATTATTCATTTTGGATATGATGCATATATGAAAATAGGAAAAAAATATAAAAACGTTGAACTGGAAGAACGAGGCAAAATGATTGAATTTATAAAACAAAATCCACATAAAATCAAAGATTCCAATATAAAAATCACAAAAATCAAAACGCAAGAAATCCTCTCTGATTTATTATCGGGTCAGTTTATTTCTATTTTTTCTTATCCAATTATTTGTCTTTACTACAATATTTCTGTCTACATAGTCATTAATAAAACATATTTATATTTTGGCGTATCTGATTCTGAAGCAAAAATTGTCATTCTTCATTATAAACCTTCATTGAAAGGAGGAAAATCTGGAATATTTGTTATTGATTCAGATGCAACTGCTGAAAAAATCAATAAAATAAAAGAAGATTTTGTTTGTCTTGAGAGCCACGAGAAACCCTTCAAAGGTATATCCAATTATAAAGTGGATGATTTGGAAAATATTGCAAAAAAATTGGGGGTTTTTGATGAGACGAAGAAAACAAAGAAAGATGAATTATATAATCAACTCTGTCAATTGACAAAACCACTTGTTTTTTAACTAATATAGATTTTTTGGTAAAATTGATATGAAAAATAAAATATGAAATAACTATATATTATATCACAATAAATGGAATCAAAACAAATGGAGTCAAAAATAAATAATGAATCCAAACCAGAAGAAGCGAAAATAAAACAAGACTTCAAAAGAATGGTGGAATTCTATTTAGCAAGTAATCCTACTATTCCAAAAGACAGAAAAACAAGTGAATTAGAAATCCGGTTTGGCACCAATCAAAAAAATCCAATTTCAAAGATAAATTACGATGATACAGTAAAACATCTTTATTCGAACGGGTTCTCTGTAGAAAATCCGAAAGGAACAAATATGTTACGTATTTATCCAGAAGAAATTGATACACGAACCGGAGAAACCATTATTTCCGAAACTCGTATTCGTGCTGAAATTGTTGGTCTAGATTTAATACAAGAATATTGTAATACAAACAGTATTCAAAAATTATTAGATATTCCTTCAACCCTATCAAACAAAATAAAATTCACTAGTAAAGTTTTACCAAAATATTCAAATGATAAACCCGTTTTTCCAGTGAATATGAACGATTTTCAAATGCGCGTTTCTCATCAATTGGAACAAGATTTTGCAGCAAATTCCAATATTGCGCGTAATATTATAGCAAAATGGTCAGATTCAAAAAAGACCTTTCGATATATAAATCGTGTTCGTTTTCAACATTCAGAATACCCTGTATTTGCTGATCTTAGTATATTGAAATCATCAAAAAAATACAAAGGACGTAATAATACGATTCCTGAATATACAGTTCAAGAAGCAGGTGTTTTTCAAAACAGTGAAACCTATGAAATTGAATTAGAAATAGATAATATGCGTGTAGGTCCAGGAACTGAATATAATACCGCTGATAAATTATTAGATGCAATTCGTAAATGTATCCGTATTATATTAAGTGCATTACAAGGAACAAATTATCCAATTTCATATAAAGAACAAAATGATGTTTTACAGGAATATATGAAATTAGTTCACGGAGAAAAGTATCAGCCTCGATTTGTAAAAACGGCGGATTTTATTGGACCTTCTTCTTATACTCTTCAAATAGATAATATAGTAGCAAATTCGACAAAATCGAATATTTCAAATATTCGTCATAATTATACAGTAACAGATAAAGCCGATGGTGACCGAAAATTATTATATGTTGCTGATAATGGGAGAATTTATTTAATCAATACAAATATGAATGTTCAATTTTCAGGCACTGTCACCCAAGAAAAAATTCTCTATAATACACTTATTGATGGAGAACATATTAAATATGATAAAACTGGAAAATATATAAATTTATACGCAGCATTTGACGTATATTACATAAATAAAAAAAGTGTGCGCGAATTCGCATTTTCAAAAAGTGTAGGCGAAGAACATTCCGATACATTAGAAAATAATTATCGCCTTTTCTTGTTGAAAAAGATTCTTTCAACTGGCGAAAAATCTCTGAAACCAAAATCAATTCTTCCCAACACAGATAAAAATACAGGAACTCATTGCCCAGATTTTCTCATCAAATGCAAAGAATTTTATAATGATACAGAAGAAACGACTATATTCAACGCTTGTTCCTTCTTATTAGCAAAAATACGCGACGGATTATTTGAGTATAATACAGATGGACTCATATTTACACCTGCAAATACTGGAGTAGGAAGTAATGAAATAGGTGTAGCAGGACCTCTATTCAAAATTTCTTGGGATAAATCGTTTAAATGGAAACCACCTGAATTCAATACAATTGATTTCTTGGTTTCTTCGAAAAAAGATAAAGCAGGAAAAGAAGAAATCCATACTGTTTTTCAAGATGGAACCAATGTGTCAGAAGTGCAAGATATTATTCAATACAAAACGCTAGTTTTGAGATGTGGATTCGATAAAACACGCGATATTTTTATCAATCCATTCCAAAGTCTCATCGATAATACTTTACCAACAACGGATTTTGTGCCCAATGATGAAAAATATCAGCCAGTAGAATTTAAACCGACCGATCCATATGACCCGAATGCTTGTTATTGTAATATTCTTTTACAAAAAGACGGAAGTCGTAATATAATGCGAACGGAAGAAGGCGAATATTTTGAGGAAGATATGATTGTAGAGTTCAAATATGATATGACAAAAACTGGATTTTGGAGATGGATTCCTTTACGCGTTAGATACGATAAAACAGCTGAATTGAAATCTGGTAAGAAAAATTATGGAAATGCGTATGGAGTTGCCAATAATAATTGGCATTCAATTCATCATCCTATTACAGAGGATATGTTATCGAGTGGTCTAAACATTCCTGAATTTGTAGAAGATGACGTGTATTATAATCCATCTGGTGAAAAAACGAATACACGTTCTTTGCGCGATTTCCATAATCGATATGTAAAATCAAAATTGATTAGTGGAGTAGCCAAATCACAACGTGGAATTAGTCTTATTGATTTTGCAGTTGGTAAAGCAGGTGATCTACAAAAATGGCTAAGGTCTAACATATCCTTCGTTTTTGGCGTGGATATTTCCAGAGATAATATACATAATACATTAGATGGTGCTTGTGCAAGATATTTAAAAGAATTGAAGAAACACAAAGGCACAGATGTGACAAAAGCCTTGTTTGTCAAT